CGGACGTTGTCAATGCTATAAAAAACGGCTGGCTCGCACTCAAACTTCTCCGGTGTTGATCCAACCAGGTCCGCCATCCTCTTCTCTTCGTTGTCGATCACTATGGGGAGCATAATTCTCATACTATTCCAAATTTACTCGTCTATAACCAAGTATCCACAGGAACTCAGAGATTTTTCTCCCGTATTCTTCAACATGGCTCTCCTCCCAGTGCTTGAACTCGTGGTGTAAATACTCGTGGATGGCAACCTCTAGGTGTTCCTTGGCAGGAAGGCGTGGGTCGATCTCAATAAGACCGTCCTCATGGTAAAGGCCACGCGCCTTTTCCCTGCCCAACTTCCTGTATTTGATTCTGAAATCTTCCATTGCACATCCTGTTATGCAAAATACAGAAAAAAATGCACATTCTCTGTAACAAAAACGTGCATAAAAATGTTACGAGAGTTACTTTATTTTACCGTCTACAATCCGGTAGTTTGTCACCTCAAACTCCTCATTATCAAACACTTTGACGTGTGCGAAGCCGTGGGTAAACTTGTTGATCGGCATATAGTCAGGATGAAGCTCACACAGGCAAGCTTCCGACCAGCAGGTTGTCACCCGTCCGTTGATGTTTGGCTCCGTATGCTCCGAAGTCTGGTGGTGGTGTCCGCAGATTGCGTTGTCCTTAGCCCTAAGATAAAGTCCACGGGCAATGTTTACCGGGCTGAACATACTTGATCCAAACTCGTGTCCGTGAAGAGCTACAAGCTTGCCCATTCTAACTAACTGCTTGTCTGGGATGAACGTGATGTTTAATTTCTCCAGGTGAAGGATAGACTGCAAGGAAAACTCCTCAATCCCCACAAGGTCTGACGCGTTGTTGATCAGGTAGTGGTCCCATCGGATGTCGTGGTTTCCTGCCTTGAAGTATATTGCCTGTGTAGGGAACAGTCGTCGCAGGGTGTAGAGGAAGTCCCTTGCCATGTAGATTTCTGTGGCGAGGTCTCTCTTGCGCGGGTCCTTTTGGAAACGGCTGATTGCGTAGAAGTCGATGAGGTCTCCGTTGATGTAGATCGTGTTGATGTCGTTTTCAAGCCCATACTTGAGCGCGGCTGTGAGTGCCGGAATGTTGTGATATGGTACGTGAATGTCGGTGAGAAATAGGATATCATTATGGTTAGTTGGAAATTTATACGGGCTGTACTTGTTTTCCTTTGAGTCTGGGAGGCCCAAGGGATTACTTTCGGGCATCAGCTCATTAATGATATCCTCGAATGCGTTTGCAACAGACACGGGGTAGACTCGGCGAGCCTTCTTTACCGGTTCTTCAGTCTTGTTGTTTTTCTTCCAGGCTAAGAATGATCGCTTGAAGGATTCTAACGTGGCCCCTGTAGTGATCTTGTGCCACTCTTCTTCTAGCTTCTTGTTCTGACTAATGTCTCTCGTGTCGTTTAATACGTTACGATAGTTTTGTACGCTATTTTTCATTTGGTTGATATGTTACAAATATAATCACCACCCAAACAGAAACCGCCCCTTTTTAGAGGCGGTTTACACAACGAAATGAATAAAACAAACTGAACTTGCGCTACACGAGCGCACCTCAGCAAATGTATCAACAAACCTTTTCAGGTCCTTCATTTTCTTTTGATTACGATGACTTTACGCTTTTTATTTTCCTCAGCTGGGCGCTTCTTCCATATCAGATATTTAATGGGAAGAATTGTTCCGACTGTCAGAAAACAGGCAAAGGCACTTGCGTAGTTCTTCTGCACTAACGATAGCACAAATCCTATCACGAACGCAATCAAAAATGCTGTGAGTGTAATGTTGGGAAGTTCCAACATATAGGCGGGGAATGATTTCTTTAGTTCCAAAATATAAATTGTGATTTTTTTATGTGTTCACCGTTCATAATTACAAGGGTCGCTGGAACGCAAATATAGGTGATATTTTCTACTCCGTTAGACTTCCAGTAATAAGCCTCGTATATGAGCGACTCAATGGTTTTCATTTACAAGTTCAAATTTTAACTTGTCGTAAACCTCAAGGTCAATGACCTTACCATCAAACTTGCCACGGTAGGTGCAGTCTAAAACCTCTATTTCACCGTCGCTGTTCCAGGCAAGAGCCATCGCCTTTAAGTGTCTTTTAACCGCATCAGGCGTGTTAAGAACCTCAGAGACCTGAAGGATCTCATTGTTCTCTCCAACGGTTCTAACGCGGTATGCGTTGACTTTTTTTCCGTCTATTGTGCGCTTTGCGTCTTTTATTTCTACTCTACCCATTTTCTATTTTTTTAAGTTCGTTAAAGTGTCCGCTTATCCAAAGGTACATATCATTCCCTGTAAGTTCGTACAATCTTACATTGATTAGCTTCATCAGAGACTGATCACGGGCATATTTTCTCTTCGGCTTATGAACACCCGCTTTGGGGTATTCCATGTCGTCAGTAAGGAGCTTATGCCTCAGACTCCGAAGGTGCTGTAACTCGCTCTGGTCTGACGGCGTAGGCGGCAAGTATATCGGGATTCCGTTCATTGAAAAAATCTAATAAAAGTTCTTGTTTGGCTTGGTCTAGGTCGGCAATGAAATGGCGTATTTTATTCCTGCGTACAGCATTAAATGAATAGTCACCCTTAACCGTTTTAAGTGCATGGCAAACTGTTGCGTGATCCTTGTTCACAGTTCTGGCAACCTCAGCAAGACTTTTTGTTGAACATACCTTTACTGCTGTCATATAAACCTGTCTTGCCAACACAATGTCTGCAAATCTTTTGCTGCTCTTGATGTCTGCAACCGGAACCTCAAAATGTCTGCTAACCTTTTCAAGGATTGTGTTCTCTTGTGGGTCTTCCATTTTGTGGAGGTATTCGTAAATTTTTGTGAACTCTTTCCGTCGCTGTGACGGAACCATTTCTACTAAGTCTTTGAATGTGTATCTCATGTTCGTTTGTTTAAAGCCGTGGCGGGTTTGCCTCTGTTTATCCCCCGCCACGACTCTTGGTTAAGATTAGAATGGTAAATCGTCGCTTGGATCGTCCTCTTTAGACGGGGCGGCATAAGAATCCAACTTCTTGACTGAACTTACAGCCTTTATCTGCGGGAGGAAGATGTCGTTGAGGTGCTTCTCAAAGAACTCTTGGCGCTCTGAGTCGTCCCACACAATCTGTCCCTTTACCTTGATCTGTTTCATCTCAGGCATATTGCCCGGGTTGTCTTTTGTCCAACCCCACTTGATGTCTTCCTGGCCATGGCGGAGATACAACATAGTGCGCGTTTTTCCGTCGATTTCCTTTGACCACGGAGTTAAAGTAATCTCTTTACCGGCGTCGATGTTAGGCATTGACAAAAAGAAACCTGAAGAGTAGCGCGAACTCCACGGCATTTGGATTTGATACTCCTCGTTTTTGTCCTTCAGAACGACACACAGCTGATCGCCATAACCCTGTTCTGATACACGTTTGAAAACGTCTACAATGTAACCTGACAGAGAAGAGTAGCGCTCTTCGTACCAAACTTTGGTACCGTCTTTACTGTTACACTTGATTGAGCCTGCTGTTCCTTCAGGAACTCGCTTGGCAATCTTACCGTTAGAAATACTAAGGTAAGTACGGTTTGATGAACCACCTTGATTTAATCCCATAGATTTTTTGATTAATTAATTGGTTATATTTCGCAAATGTAGCATATATGTTTCTTTTGTGCAAGAAAAAAACTGTTAAATTAATTATGAACGACAGGTACTAAGGTCGCCCCGAACAAAGCCAACGCTTGAAGAACCTTATCCATCCTGCAAGTTTCTTTTCCTTGTTCTACTTCTCTTACGAAGCGTAATCCAAGACCAGATCTTTCAGCAAATTCTTTTTGTGTAATTTTTAGCATCTTTCTTTTTTTCTTTATGAACTCACCAACCTTATAGTCTGCGTATTTGAGTTGCTTTGGAGTCAAAATAGATTTGTTGATAAGCGGAGCATTTCTTCTTTTAAATTCATTTATCCAGTAAGTCTCCCTGTCTTTTAAATCGTCAATCTCTCTTTCAAGTATTTTAACTACAGGCTCCCTCCCTAAACTGGCTATCCATTCTTTTAATTCTTGGCTATGACTGCTTCTTAAGTGGCTGTACGGGCGCTTTAATCCTACTTCAGACATGCCGACATAATAAGTCAAACCATCGTGAGGTGACTCAAGTGCGTAAACTATATTTTTCATAATGTAACATATTTGTTGCAAATATAGATGTTTTTTTTGAATTCTAACGATTTGGGTATAATTATTCCCAGGCCTCCTTGTAGCCGTTCGGGTGCTGAATATCTTCATCCCACTCCTTGGCGTCTCTTGAATCAATCCAGCTTCTGTTCGGTTTGATTGCCGATGGTTTCGGTTCTTCAATTTGGGCTTGCACATATCTGCCATCAATAGCCTGTTGAAGATAGTCCACTCCGTCAAACGTGAATCTCCGAGTATTTCTTTGTAGTTGGAACTCAAAGAAACCCTTTATACCAACGATCTTTTGCCTGCGGATCTTCTTACTATGGAACTCACAGATAGGGCTTTCTGGGGCCGTCTGAGCAAACGGACGGTGGTATATTAGGATATTATCAGCCTTGTTGTTCCACATCGCTCCGTCTGCTAAGTCGAAAACCTCTGGGCATGGATAGTTGCCGTCGTCTCCCTTCCTCATCTTGTGCGGGTGGACCACGATGTCAAAGTATACGTTGTTTTTTCTTGCAAACCTTGTGCAGTCAGACAAGAAAGTCTCAAGGTACTTGTCGCTTCGTCCTCCACCCTTCGTATAATCGTTTGCCATCTGATTGAACGGGTCGATGATAACTCGCTCCACTCCATGTTTTACAATGAGTGTAAGGAATACCTCCTTAACGTATTCGGGAGTAGGGCTTACACTCTTTGGATATACCATAAAGATGTGATCCCCAATCATCTTGTAAACCTTCATGTACATATCGTAACTTGGACGGTTTGGGTTGTTCGGGGTGCAGTCCTTTCCAAAGTATATCTCCACAAGGTCATGGTAGAACTGCTCTGCGGGTAATTCTTCAGGCGTGAAAATGGCGACTTTTTCTCCAAATTTCACGATTCTAAAAATCATCTCCCACTTCATGAACGATGACTTACCATAGTTTCCTATCCCGGACACAATCGTCAAGTCTCCCTTAACCCTTTTGAAGTGCTTGTCAAGTGGTGGAACCCCTAGTGGTTGAGCAGCCCTGTATCCATGAAGGTAAATGTCGGACGCCTGTTCCATGACTTCCTCCGCATAAATCACGTCATTCGCCGCAATATTCGCCGCATCTTCTGCGGTGATTACGATGTCAACCTCCAGTCGGTTAGTCTTAGTAACCAACTGGTCCTTAGTAAACTCGGCTGTGTTCCACTGATTCATGTTGGCCCTGTACGCGCTACTGATCGCTTGTCTACACTCACGTTGGCTGAAACTAGCGTCAGGCACAACGTAGGTCATCATCATGTTGTAACACGTCTCCTCAAGCATTCCAAACCTGCAACAACTAGCGGCTAGTTTGAATACGAAGTGATTCCTTTCGCCTTCTCGGAACGCATCACCTTTGGACGTCATCCAGGTCAAAAGGTTTTGGAATATCTTGTCGTCGTCGTTAATAGTTTCGGTAGTTGTCTGTTTGGGCAACCTCTTGTCTTCCTTCTTTGCGGGAAGCTTTGAATAAACTTCCGCATTAGGATTATAGTAAAGATCGGGATCATAAGACTCGAAGCACAGGCGAGAAACATTGCGTCCGGTCTTGTCAATGTCTGAGAAATCATTCATTAAGGCATCAAAATGCTCTTTGTGCATGGTTTTCCATTCAATTTTAACAAGTGCCTTCAGTCCCTTCCCTGAAGGAGACACCCAAACAGCTGTAATGTGACTTATACGGCACAATTCATTTCTTTTTTGGGCAATATTTGTCACATTATCGAAATCAAGTACGATATACCCGGAGTGTTCTACAAGTTCTGAGTCCTTGCGTTTGTTAAAAAGTCCACTGAAGCAAACTGCTGGGAGTTTCTTTTTTAGCTCGTCAGCCTCCTTTTTAGTCTTGGCTTCCCTCGCCTTCTCAACAAGCTCCTTTGACTTTCCAGTCCGAATTCGTTCAAGTGCGCCCAACACAGTAATTGTGTGTCCTTGCAGGTCATTGAAGTCTTTGTAGATTGAGATTTTACCATGTGTTGTTGTCATCTTGAATAGGTGTTTGTTTTATTGTTTTCGTTTGCGTTTCGTCTTCCCATCTTCTGTCGCGAAGATAGCGCACCGGGTCCTTCCAATACTTTCGTTCGCGCCCATCCTTATGGTTTCCCATGCCTTCTACAGCAAGTGTTCGGTCCTCAGCAGATAGTTTATTCCAAACAGCCAAGGTTTGTTTCTTGTCCACCTTCTTGTCATATGCTTGCCAAAAATCCTCGAATGTGTATTTATATATTATTGTTTCTTTATTGGTATTTGTTTCTTTATATATATCGAGGTTTTCCGATTCACGGAAATTCCCGACTTCGGGAAAACCCGATATCGGGAAATCCGCATCTCGGAAAAGTTGAGGTGAATCATACACGATATGGTTCCACCCTACCATTCTGTTTGTAGCAGAATCAATTTGACGACAGCTTAGGATATACCCCTTCTCTTGCAGGGACTTAAACACTCTGTCTACTGCGTTTTTTGCATCTGGCATTTGATTGTAAAGATTCTTCTTGTAAAGAACCCAACTCTCAGGAAGCGAAAGAAGAAAACATAACATACCCTTTTCTTCCATAGTCAAATCTTTGGACTGCGAGATTTCGTTTGGGATAATCGCAAAGTCATGCTTGCGCTTCCCCTTTACTATTTGTCCTGTATTCATAAGATAAAAAAAGCTCGCAAGAACCACTTTGCGAGCTTTTAACTGGTAAGTATTTAAACTTATCCAATCCTCGTTTACTGTGGTTCGTTAGCAAACGAGGAGTGAAATATGTGGTAAACATAAAACAACCACGCGAGGTTGTCAAGGATTTTCTCCATTATTTTTTATGTGCCAGTGTTCGCAGTCCCAGCACATATACACAACCTGATCGTAGTCGCAATACTCTTGGGCTTCCTTTCGGGTCTTGTAACACCTTTTACCACAGCCATATATGGAGTTCTTGATCATTAGATACAGCGACGAGATAGTTAATATAATTGAAACGATAAACATATTGCAAATCTACGCTGTTTAGTACTATTTACAAGCAATAATTTGACACTATGTTGTTTTTGAGTATATTTGCAGCATGACGAACTTGAGACCACCAGACGGGCGTGTTTTTGTGACCATTGATAAAAAGCAGCCAAAGCAGATAGACGTAACCATAATCGCGGTAGGGCAAGGAGTTGAACTAGAGGTTGGGCAGAAGGCCTGCGTTATGGGTAAAATTGAAAAGGTTGAACTACAGGACACGGAAACCTACTCTGTGCATGAAAGACATATAGCATTTTTGTATGAATAGGACAGAGAACTGGAAAAGGGCAATATCAATCGTGAATCAGATGATTGACGACAGGATAGAAATTTACGAGGTGATGAAGATATTTACCCCGATGGCCACAGCTGCGCGGAGAAAACTGCTTTACTGCGATCCGCACATTACGTCGGAAGACTTGGACCAGGTGGAGAAGGCAATCGTGAGATATAAGAACACGTTAGAAGAAATAGGAAAGACACAGGTCGAGACCCGAATAAAGCGGTCGATGTATTTCCAAAAACTGAAGGAACACTATGATAAGGACAAAGACAAAAAATAATTACCACAGGATTATAGAGGTGTACAGCTACTACATCGAGCGTGAAAATACAGACATGAAGGATGTAGAGAAGCTGATGAGTAACTGGGACGCCATAAACCTGTTTGGAACGTACTCATCCCTGCGCCGGGGCGTGAATAAAATAAAAAGACGTATGCCGGTTGGCAAAAAGAACTTTGAGACACAAAAAAATCTGTTTGAAATTTACAAAAAGATACTCTAATGAACTTTGAAGATATTGAAATAGAGTCATTGAGGCTTATAGATGGAGACTGCTTGGTTGAGATACATTCTTGGACCGAAGACGAGATATCTTT